AGTTTTTTAGTGCCGATCAACCCGACAAATTGAGAGGTGCAAGGCGTGATGTGTTATTCGTTAATGAGTGCAACAACATAGAATGGGAATCGTATTACCAAATGGCAATTCGTACCCGAAAGTTTATCTATCTTGATTATAACCCAGTAACTGAATTTTGGGTGGATACGGAATTGATAAACGACCCCGATTCCGAGATGGTGGTACTTACCTACAAGGACAATGAGGCATTAGATGCATCCATCGTTAAGGAGATAGAAAAGGCACGTGATAAAGCCGAAACAAGCGACTATTGGCGTAATTGGTGGGCGGTATATGGGTTGGGGCAAATTGGTAATTTAGAAGGCGTTATATTCAGTAACTGGAAACAAATTGATACCATCCACAAGGAGGCACGATTAATTGGGTGCGGATTGGATTTCGGGTATTCAGTAGACCCAACGGCAATTGTGGAAGTATATCAATACAACAACCAACGTATTTTGCATGAGGTGTGTTATCGGACGGGGATGATTAATAGCGACATCGCAAAGGTATTGCCCAAGAATATACCCATCTATGCGGATAGTGCAGAACCAAAGTCAATTGAGGAAATTAGGCGATTTGGTGTACCGATTAAGCCAGTTACCAAAGGCAAAGATTCTATTAACTTTGGTATACAGATAATGCAAGGACAAGAGTATTTAGTTACAAAGGATTCCACCAACCTAATAAAAGAATTGCGGGGGTATTGCTGGGATAAAGGCAAAGATGGTAAAACACTACCCATCCCCATTGGCACAGACCACATCATTGATGCGGTTAGATACCATGAAATGGAAACACTTGGATTACGCAAGGCATACGGAAATTATGATATCCGTTAATTACAAACACAAAATCAATCGTTTTATAATAAATGAACAAAACACTTATAGTGCCATCGTCATTGAATGATATTCCATTACAACATATGTTGGAGTATCAGCAATTGAACCCCGAATTGGATGATCACGAGAAAGCCATCCAAGCGGTTAGTATATTTTGCAATATTTCTGTTAAAGAGGTAACCCAAATTCCCTACGAAGCATTGAGCCGCACGGTGGATTTAATCAAAAAGGCATTGGATGAAAAGCCCAAGTTTGAACACAAGTTTGAATTGAACGGTGTGAAATATGGGTTTGTGCCTAATTTGGATGAGTTAAGTACAGGATCGTTCGTAGACATTGAAAACTATTACAAGAATAAAGAATTGTATCGTGTATTATCCGTATTGTATCGCCCCATTACCATAGAGGGGCAGAAAGGTAGATATGATATTGAGCCGTACAAAGGGAAGATAAACGAGGAGTTTAGGTTAATCCCGAGTGGCATCGCCTATGGTGCAATGGTTTTTTTTTGGACTTTAGGAATCGACTTGTTGAATTGTACCCTGAAGTTCTTGGAGGAGAATCCGAAGGTACAAGCGATGAGTATGGCATCTCCAATAAATGGGGATGGTTTAGTTTTGTCCACTGGATATGTGACGGAGATATTACAAGAGTTGATACAGTTACGGAATACCCCATTCATAAAACCCTCCTTTGGGGCTGCTACAAAACCGATATGGCAGAACTTGAAAAAAAAGCAATCCAAAAAGCATATAACCGATGAACAATAATCACGTAGGCACGGCATTCCAGATATTCCGTGAGATAGCAGATGAACTTGGGTGGAATTATTCCCACGGCACATTGGATGAACATTCATTGAAAGCCGTAACCGTGTACCCACTTTTGCACGTAACAATGCAAAACGCATCCTTAACCGATGTAACTGAACAATTTACTTTCAATATTTTAATAGCAGATATTACCAACTATTTAAAAGGCGAAAATGAACAACAAGATTTGGCAGACACTTATGAACTTATTGGCTACACTGAAAATCAGAACTATGCACATATTTTGCAAAATCTGTATGTGGAATTTTCCCGCATGATTTACGCAAAAGAAAAAGAGTATTATTCTCAAATTCAGTTCAATAGACCAATTGCATTCGTCCCATTCACCGAGGGTGGTGGGGATGTATTAACAGGGTACAACGTATCCATATCCATAAATCAAATTAACCCATGGGTTACTGATGGCACTTGTTACTGATGGCAATTGAATACACCAATACAAAGTTAGTGGCTCAAAAGATGGCGAACTTTTACGCCTCTCAAGCCAAATTGGAATTGGAAGCCAAACACACCCGTGTGGCTATTCGTGCCAAGTGGAAAAAGGTTGGTAACGATTGGCAGCCCGTTAACGTGGTAAAACAAAAGATACGTGCCAATTATGTGGCATCGGGTAATTTGGTACGATCCATCAAACCCTTTGTGGATGGTATGGAGTTCGGTATTACCATGGATTGGTATGGTGAGGCAATCCGTAAAGGTAGGCAGCCAATGGGTAAGTTTAGAGGCGGTAAAGGCATACCACCAACGGCAATGGATGCATGGGCAATGAATAAGCGATTACGCCCAAAAGACCCATCCAGTGGACAATTTTTGTCCAATACATCCAAGAACAAGAATGCAATGAAATTCCTAATGAATAGGAAGATTAAGCACTTTGGTATTGAGCCGTTCGATTTCCTATCCAAGGCAACCGTATCCACCAATTTTAAATTCAAACAAGAGTTAGAACAAGCAGTTAAACAAGATATTCAAAATTATGTCCGTAACATTTGAGCAGCAACCATCGGATAATATGGGGGCATTATCGCCCATCATTTACCAAGTATATGATACCGATTACACCAAAACGGGGTTTTATTACCTCTTTGATGTATACGTGTGGAATGGGGCAGCATCGTTTCCCGCATCCCCAAACTATTCCATTACCAAATACCCAGATCAATACGCAAACAATCGGGCATGGATAGACATTCATAAATTGGTGAACCAAGCCTTAACCGAGGATTTCTTGGAGGTAGGTACGTACAAGCCCAATGTAACGGGTGGAGCGTGTTATTTTGGCGTTAAATGCAAAGGGGTATGGGCTACTGGTTCGGGTTCATATACATCGTCAAACATTAAATTAGCCACCAATGGTTGGACATATACCCAAGACGGATTCAATGCAACAATAGCAGCGGATATCTTAACCGAGAAAAGTACCTTTTATATCACTACTGATACCCCATCTTATTACGTGTGGTATAATGCAAGTGTAATTACATCCATAACCATTGGAGCAACATCAATAACGCCCGTTGCGGTTACAAGTTCGGGAAATGCCATCCAAGGGGTTGACATCATTCAGTTATTACAAGCCGCAGGGGTATCGACAAACACAAATATCACATTTTCGTATTCGGGGGGTTCGTACACATTCCCAATAAGATATCAATGTGAGAATAAGTACGGATCGGTTACCATTCATTACCTTAACAGATTTGGCGTGTATGAAACCATGGTGTTTAACGCATTGAGCCGTAGGAATTTCAATTACACCCGAGAATCGTACGAACGCCCAATATTTAGGCAACAAGATATGTCCTTGGCATGGGATTATGGTGTTCATCAAACACAGAATTTCCTAACCAACGCCACCACGACACTAATTGTAAACACGGATTATATACCCGAGGCATACAACGCCCAGATACAAGAAATTTTTGCATCGGATAATTTATTGATTGACGATGGGGGAGATGCATATTCCGCACGGATAACCGACACGGCATTCAATCGCCTAACCCGAATTAACGATAAATTGATTCAATACACATTAACCATTGAATACAACCACCCATTAATCAATAAATTGGTAAGGTAATGAATGTAAGATTTAGTTTAGAGATTGCGGGAACGCCCGTTGACCTATTCCAAGATGAGGTGGTGCAATTAACAAGGCAAGTAAAAGACGTTTCCGACCTATCCCAAGCCCGTACCGATTTTACCCAACAATTTACCATACCATCAAGCCCAACTAACGATGAAATATTCTCTAATTACTTTGAGGAAAACATTGTATTGGGCAATTGGAATGCATATTTAAAACTGGATGCAACCATTTACGTTCACGGATTGCCTACGTTTGTAGGGTGCGTGGAATTAAGCGGGGTAAAATACGCCAATGGTTTGGCACGGCAGTACGATATTATATTCTACGGACAAGCCAAAAATGCAATGGCATTGTTTGGGGAAGATTCCATGATTGATGTGGATTGGACGGATTTAAACCATGAGGTAACGGCAGCAAACATAACAAGTTCTTGGCAGCAAAACTTATTGAGTGGGGATGTAATGTACCCCATTATTGATTGGCATGTTGGTTATACCTATTCCCAAGGATTCCAAATCGTTAATAACATAGGACGTAATGATGTGGGAGGGGTACAGATTAACGACCTCCGCCCATTAATACGCATTAAAAAGATGGTGGAATTATGTTTCACCAATATCGGGTTTACATTGAGCGGAAGTTTATTAAGCCGTCCCGAGTTTGATGATTGGTATGTTGCACCGATGGGGGTTAGTGGTCCAGTACAGAACTATGCTAACGATGATGCCAAGATTGAGGTAAAAAGAACAAGCCTAACAATACCAAGTGGCACTTATCCATGGCGTGGTACTATTAAATTCCCATACAATACCGAGGTGGTGGATGTATTAAACTTGTATAGCACAAGTACCTACATTTATAAAGCCCCATACAATGGCAATTACAAAATCAAACTTACTTGGGATATTACGACAATAAACCCAGGGGGTGTTTTCAATAATCCATTTAGATTTGCCCCATCCATCAATAGAAATCCAACGATTGCGGGGGATGCAATTGATACTACTGGGGTGCATATTCGGGAATATGTTATTGGGTTAAACCAAGGCGATGATTTATCCATTATGGTTGGATGGGAGTATGGTGGTACATTGGGGGAATGTAAATTTGAAATAATTGAGGTACCCTATGGAATAACCAACACAACTTTAAATCTATCCTATGTGATGCCCGATGTTAAGGTGGTGGATTTTATCCGATCGTTCATGGAGATTACCAATTCCGTGTTAGTACCTGTAAGTGATACTGAATTTGCATTGCACAACATTGAAGATTGGTATGAGGCGGGAATTACCAAGGATTGGACAAAGTACATTGATATTAGGGAGATTTCGCATGAGAAAATGAACATCCCCAAGTCCATTGAAATGACCCATGCCGAGGGATTGGATTTAGCCAACCAAGAAATTGTATCCAAGTTTGCACGGAGATTCGGTGAGATAAAGTTTAGCCCAAACGTGGATTTTGCCCGTGATGAAATGCGTGTTGAATCCATATTTAATATTTCCGTTCCATCCATTATGCGGGAAATTAATGATGTGGGCAATGTTATCAATTTAACAGATTTACAGATTCCCGTGATGTTGGACAAGGATAATAAACCCGTTCAACACAATTTCATGATGTTCTTTTATGCGGGATATGAGGCAATAAATTATCCGTATTATTTCAATGGTACACAATACAATGATTTGGCGATTGTAAGCCCCTATTCTGCCCATCCAGTGGCAAAGGGTAGTTACTCCTTGGCATTTGGATTAGAAACGGCATTGGCGGGTAATATGGCGTTAAATACGTTGTTTAAATTGTATTATCAAAACTACCTATCCCGATACTATTCTACCAAGTCAAGGTTAGTGCGTATGAATGCGGTGATACCCGTTGGAGAATGGTTAAATCTGCAATTAAACGATACCATCAACGTAAGCGGTAATAAATACAAGATTCAAAAGATTGATTACGATATTTTAAACGAACGTGCAGTAATTGAATTGGTAACGTATCAAGATGTAACCATTATTGAATTGGATTCTGATGGTAACGAGGCAGATTGGACGGATGCGACAAGCGACCCAAGCAATGGGGCAACCTTGATAGGCAACGCAATTGTAGGGCGTAACTTAACCAATTCAAGACCATTCGGTGCAATCAATTATGTGGGTATCCCACAACAAACCACGTACAACGACCAAAATGTGGGGGGAATGAAAACCATTACCAACCAATTATTCAATAGATTTAGGCGTACCGTGATGACTGCCTACAATGATGTACCCGTAGCCACGGCAACCACTGGGGACGATCCTGTATTTATCGGGTTTGAGGCGTATGAGTTAATGGGGCAGGAACGCATTACATGTTCGTTGGTAGATTCATGGATGTATGATGAGTATGGTGGGCAATTCAGATTAACGGCATCGGTATCTTATGAGCATACTTCCAATGAGCGTTTGGCATTTGCTATTTACGTGGATGGAGCGGAAACCTTGGCAAAAATGATAACTACTTCCAAGGGGGAAACCGTAACCATTACCACTTTAATAAATGTAGGGGCAGAACAAAAAGTACAAGTGGCATTTTACAACGTAGATAACAACAATCATTCACTTGAAATCAATGCGGTGCGTTTAATAATGGAATTACAATGATAAATTTAATAATCAAATTGGCAATGTCGCAAGAATGGTATGGGGTATCCGATACCGTGGAAATTGCAAAGGGTAAAAATCAATATGTCCAGAATTGGAAACAAGTAAAACGATTATATAAGAGAGGGTTTAAATCATGGCAGAAGAAATAAAATACTCCATCAATATTGATACGGGTGGAGTTGGTAAGGCAACAAGTGCAGTCAATAATTTTGGCAAGGCAACACGAAATGCCGTAGACCAAACAAGCGACAAATTAGGCGGTTTATCTGAAAAGTTTGAGCAACTTCCTGGACCTATCGGCAATGTAGGTTCATCGTTGGGCAACTTGGGTAAATCCATGACGGCATTGGTGGCTAATCCATTAGGTGCGGTGATTGCCGCATTGGCTGGGATATTTATTACCCTACAAGCCGCATTGAAAAAGTCCGAAGATGGGTTGGATGCGGTAGCCAAATTAGGTTCAATCTTTGGTGCGGTTATCAATCCATTGATTCAATCCGTTTCCAAATTTGCAACCGTATTGGTAAATGGTTTGGCAGCAGGATTGGAAATGGTGGCGGGATTGTTTGGCGATGTTGCCACCGAGGGGGCGAAGTTAGCCGATTTACAAGACCAATTAGAGGACCAAGAAATTGCATTGAATGAGGCAAGGGCAAACCAAAACAAACAATTGGCACAAGCCAGAGAATTGTTATCCGATACAAATGCCACATTGCAAGAACGCAGAAAGGCATTAAAGCAAGTTAGTGATAGTGAAACCGATTTAGCCACCAAGGAATTAAAGTTTGCAAAGGATCGATTAGCGGCTGCCCGATTAGACCAAAAATTGAATGGGCAAACCGAGGAAAGCAAAAAGG